AGCGGTAGAATATAGCTCCGTTTTCCATAATTGCATGAAAGAGTATCGCACTCCCTGAAATCGATGCCATCCCAAAGATGATACAGTCTTCAGCTTCTCCCACATGTCCGGAAAGGTCATAGAGATACTCTCTCCTTACCTGTGCATACGTTGCAGGTATGTTTGCGTTCAGGTAAGCCATTCAACATAAAACTCCTAGATTAAAATGATAATTAAAACAATTACTATTGCTGCTGCAATAGAAATCTTTTTATGAGCTTTTGCGAGTGCCCATAATTGTTTTACTTTTTCCATGTTTCCTCCTTGTTAATCATATATGTCACCCCAATTTTTACCAAACTCATAGTCTACTTTGTTGGGAACCTCGAGTGTAACAGCATTTTCCATAATCTCAACAATTCGTTTTGCTTGTTTATCATCTTCAATAGATAAATCAAGTTCGTCATGAATTTGAATATGAGCTACGATTCCTTCTTTGTATAAATCTAACATAGATTTTTTAGTCATGTCTGCTGCTGATCCTTGAATTAATTTGTTTAAAGATTTGTAAGTGTAAGCTCGTTTGATCCCTGGTCCATGTTCCCTGAGTGCTTCTTCGTGTGGTAATGCTTTATGCATCCCGAATGAATTAGGTTCCCATAAGTGGAAGCGACAAAGACGACCCAGTAGCGTACGGATCTGTCCTCGTTCTTGTGCTCTGTTAGAAGCTTTATCCATTAACTGTTTAACAAAGGGTACACGGCTGTGGTAAGTATTAAATAATTCTACTGCTTTTTCTTCTGTCACTCCTAGTTGTGCCTGAAGTTTTCCTTTACCCATTCCATAAAATAATCCTAAGTTAATTGTCTTGGCTTGGGATCGAGGAATCTCTGCCATATCTGCTACGGTTTGATGAAAATCGGATTCAGAATTTTCTTTATAAGAATCTAGTACATTATAGACTGATGGAAGTTTATAAAGAGCGGCGTAATGAACGACGAGTCTTGGTTCTTGCTGATTGTAATCGAAACAACCCCACTTACATCCTTCTTCTGGTATAAATAAACTTCTGATCTTGGGTCCTAAATCCTTGTTTCTAGCGGGAATCTGTTGAAGGTTCGGGTTTTGATAACTAAATCTTCCTGTTACCGTTCCACCTCCTGCATTTCTAAGTTGGTTAATCTCTGCATGGATTCTACCTTTATGTTCGTATCTTAAAATAGAATCAATGAATGTGGTGTGAGCTTTATTAATTTCTCTAGCTTTAGCAATCAGGTTTACGACAGGATGTTTATGTTCTTGTAAAAAATTTTTAGTAAAGGAAGGGGCCGATGTTTTTTCTGTTCGCGGATATTCTATTTTTAATACATCAAATACATTAGCGACAGATCGTGCTGCCCATATCTGAGTGTCAATATTGGTTTCTAATTTTATTTTATGAAGAAGTTCTCTTTCTTCAGCTATAAGAGATTTTTTCATAGCTTGAGCTCTTTCAATATCAACTCGAACACCTTTGAATCGCATGTCGACTAAACAGGGGAAGAGATCTGTTTCCAAATCAAAGATGTCTTCTAGATCCTGTTGAATGATTTCTTTTTTAAGTTCTTGCCAAAGACCTAAAGTAATTTCGGCATCTCGCTCTGCGTAAGATCCAGCATGCATAGCAGGTAGCTTATACATCTCTGCTTTGGGATCGATGCCCCATTCGGATGCAGCTTCGGCCAGTGCTCTTTCATTTTTACCATAGCCTAAATAATGCCAGGATAAACTATTAAGATCATACCGGAATCTATTTTCATCAGTCACTGCTGCAGCCAGCATGGTACAAGCTATATCGCCATTAATCTTAAAGCCCATGGCTCTTAACCAACAAACGTCGTAAATAGCATTGTGAAATATTTTTGTGGAAGGAGCTTCTAAAACATCTTTAAGCCACGATAACACTTTGGCTTTCTCCATATTACCGCCGCCTTCATGAGCAATCGGAAAGTATCCTTTGTAGTAAGAAGTTGCTACGGCTATGCCTATAACTTCTCCGTTACCAATAATAGAGCCAGATCCTTTTTTAATAAGATCAGGATCTTTTGTTTCTAAATCTATTGCTATTTCATCTACCTGTCTCAGGTCTGGAAATTCTGTAGGTTTCACCCACTCTGTTTGAGCTTCGAATCTAGGAATTCTCATTTTAAAAGTTTTTTTAAATCTCCAAGTTTCACCTTGTCGCTAACCACTCCTTTCTTTTGTAACTCTTTCCATTTATTGTAGCCTTCTACCCAACTTTCTTGCGGCCCATAATCTCTTTCAATAATCATATCAATATAATGTTTAGCCTTTTCTAGATCTTGTACTTCTCCTTTAGATGCATGCCTGCAGATATATTTAATAGCATTCCCTTCTGCAAATTGCAATTTGTTCTTGTTTATAAACTCACTCGGCTGCATCACCATGTCCATATAATGATTGCCCCCAATTTGTTTACTGTAAACTTTCAATGTCATATCCTTTAGCCTCCTTTTTTGCCGCCATAATATATAAATTTTGTTTAGTACGTGTGACGCCCACATACCAAACTCGGTTTTCTTCATCTTCTTTATCAAGGCTTTTTTCAATAGCCTCCCTGATAGTTTTGGTATTATCTAGAATAAGTAAAACATTATCAGCCTCGCCTCCTTTGGCTGCATGAATCGTTGATAGTTTAACTCTTGCTTCTTTAGATAATTTTTCCCCGGCCTGTAACATGTCTCTAATGTAGAGACTGTCTTCAGGTTCAGTTTCAAAAACCTCAAACCATTGCTGGGTGGGGCTGTAACCAAATTCTTTTAAGTCATAAAGTCTTTCTTCCTTTTCGGGAAATTCTTTGCCAAAATATTCAAATAAATCTTTGCATTGTGAGATGGATAGTTGGGATCCATTTGTCCAGCGGGTATAGTTTTGAATGGCATCATAGAGACGAGTCTTATAACTCTTTCTGTTTTTATATTCAAAATAAATTCCCATGTCTCTGAGGACCGGCTTAAGTTTTATTAATTTATCATTGTATCGGGCTAACACTAACCATTTCCCTTCATGTAAAGGAACATCTTCAATAGAAGTGACCGGCTGTACGGAGCCGTCTTCATTTCGTGCTTTCCATTTTTTTTCTAGTCTCCGTTCATGTGGTATTCTACTTAAAATGTTGTCAGCAATATGTTGAACCATTTTAGGAACTCGATAAGATTGTGGTAATACTATTTCTTTTGCCGGTTCTTGTTGAAATCTTTTAACATCGGCACCCGCCCATCCGTAAATAGCTTGATCATCATCACCAGCCAAGATAACATATTTAGAATTTTTCTTTAACATATCAAACATCTTCCATTGAATCGGTGATAAGTCCTGGGCTTCATCAATAAAGACGATGTCATATTTTGGACACAATTCTGACACAATGAAATTTTCGATCATATCCGTGTAGTCTTTAAGAGAATATGCTTTTTTATAGTTGTCTAATTCTGCTTTTAAAATATGTAATAAATTTCTATCTAAATCTTGAGAATACATGTCCGTATTGTATTCTGCCTCAGTAGATATTTCTTTGATTCGAGCCGCATTAATTATATTAAAATATTCACTGTCTGAATCAACAAAGCCGGTTGTTTCTTCTCCACTGCTATAGATCGTTACTTCTATTCCTAGACTTCTGCCTATGTCTTCGTAATGTTCGTCTTGCATTACTTCGCTTTTCTTCATGCCTAATTTCCAGAATGCCAGAGAATGAAGAGTTCTGAAATGTTTTAATTCTTTTTCACTGATATGTGGATTTTGATCGCGCATTCTTTCCTTAGCTTCAGTGGCAGCTTTCTTAGTAAAAGCAAAATATCCTATCTTGTCTATGGGGGTTCCTAGTTTAAGAAAAGTTCGGGCATAATGTAAGAGACGTGTTGTTTTCCCTGTTCCCGGAGGCCCGAGTATTTTTCTCATCATAAAATATCCGTTTTATGTTTTATTTGAGTATGATGAATCGGAACGTTTTCAAATTCTTTAATGGAAATTTTTACAACATTCTTAGTAGGGGTATTATATTTTCCTTCCTCTTTACTAGGAAATCTTTTTCCCTCCATAAATTCTATCCCACATTTTTCATAGGTTTTCACCATCATCGTACCTGTTTTATCTTCGCTGTACTTCCAGTT